AGGCATAGCTACACCTGATGTAGCTGTTCCTGATGCAATAGTAGTTGTTTTTCTAAAGGCGTTTAAATCTAACTCCTTCATAATTCTTAGTTCTGCATTAGCTATACATACATCAATAGGAGCAATTCCTGATCCTGTAGCTGTAGTAAATTCTGTACCATCATTCTCAGTCCAATCTTGGATTGCTTGTTTTAATTGTACGTATGTTAATCCCATTTAATTACCCCATTCATCTGTACCCCACAGGTAAGTTCCCCAACCTGGAGTTACTGCTGCAACTGTTCCTAATGTTGCTGTCATTCCTGACATTGTAACTGGTACTGCAGTTATTACTTCAGGTGTAACAGATCCTAGTGTTGCCGTCATTTGTGACATAGTCACAGGATGAGCACCATTAATTATTAATGTACCTAATCCACTTGTACATGCTATTCCAGGAGGTATCTCTGTAAGTGTTAAAGAACAATCCAGTGTTACCTAAACTAGCAGTCATTGTTCCTAGTTCAATTCCAGAAACAGTTTCTGATACATTAAGAGTTACACTTCCTAATGTACTTGTTCCTGCGAACCCTTCAGCATCTTCAACAGTAGCTAGTACTACTGAACCAAGAGTTGCAGTTGCAGAAGACAATGATACAGGTTGTATCAGAGCTTCAACGACAGTACCTAAACTAGCTGTTGCTTCAAATCCTTCTGCGTCTTCAGCTGCTGCTATAGTTACACTACCTAATGCACTTGTTGCTTGTTGCCAAGCTTCAGTAGGTATTGGTAATACAACCGCAATTGCTATACCAGTACTGTTTAATACACCGCTAGCTTGGAAACCTTGAGCATCTTCTCCTGCACCAATGGCAACTCTTCCTAAGTTAGCTGCACATTGTCCTGAAAATTTACCATGTAAAGGTCCAAGAGATACAATCGTATCCGATGTACTTTGAGGAGGTCTAGGTTTATATAAAACACTAGGGTCTCCCCCTTGAATATACATTTCAGGATCTAACTGAGGTTGTTTAGGTTCCCAGTCACCCTTGTATACTCTAAATCCTGTCCACTCTGTTCGAGCGTCTTTGTATCTAATCTTAAACCCTGATCGGTCGTCGATTAATACTGCGTGTTTACCCCTCGCGTATTTGCCCATTATGCATATCCACGAACCTTAGGCGTCACATAAAAACTTGCACGTTCTCTATCTTCTTCTCTAGCTAATTCCCATTCTTCTTTATACATTTGTATTAGTTCTTGTCTTCTGTTTATGTCTACTAATTTTGGATGTTTGTTTGCTAGTTCTACAGTTAAACCACTAATCAATGCTGGTAGCATTCTTTTAGGTACAGCTGCATTTTGTGAGTAATTATCTGTTATGTCTTCTCCATACTTGATAGCCCACATAATTATTTCATATCTATTATCTTCACTTGGCCCAGGCCATAAATAAACTTTATGGTTATCTACACCACTAGAATTAAACTCAGCATTTCTATCTACTGCAAATTTAAGTGGAGTGCCTGTTGAATATTTATTAGGATAAGAAAGCCAATCAGCATAACTAATTCTTTCCATCTCAATATCTTGATCTGGAGTTGCATCAGTATCACGACAAGCTGCCGTTAATATATCTGAATAACCATTTGCTGCCAAATCAAATGTAGGATATGTTGTATTGTTAAATGAGTTTACTGCTACTGTATGTAGATGTAATGTAAATAGATTAACGCCTTGATTAATCCATTTGATCATTAATAAATTAAGAGAACGTCTAGCAGTGATTAAATCATAACCACCTTTAGAGCTTACTCCTAATCGTTCATAAGCTTCCTGTATTACATCTGCAATCTGCAGATTAAATGTTCGTGTACCTGAACTAGCCAAGTTGCCCCCTTACATTAATGCGCGAGTTAATACCCACAACAATTGACCTAAAACCATAAAGCCAATAGTATACATTACTTTTGTTATTCCGTTAATTTTCTCTTCAATATGATGAAGATGATTATCTTTTATTGTAGAAATACGCTCGCTTAAAAGTTTTATTTCACCTTTAAGTTCTTGTATTTCTAAATCATATTTAGAAACTTCTGGCATTTAATTCCAATAAATTAAAGCGTTAGAAGCTGTACCTGTTACTGTAACAAATAAATTTGTAGATACTTTCACACCATCACGTGGTGCACTAAATGAAGTAGTTGTATTTGCTACTGCAGATAATCTTGCTATTACTGCACCTGATGCTGAATTAGCATCTTGGACAACAGCAGTAGCTGTATCACTTCCTGCAGTTAAACTAAGACCTAAAAATCTTTGAGGATGCGCAGCAGTTGCTTGGCCATCACTAGTTGCATCTGTACCTGTAGCCCCTGTTGCTATATTAGTTACTTGAGCATCTGTTTGAAATGTCATTTTTAATCCTTTATAAATGGGGAGACCGAAGCCTCCCCTAATTAAATTATGCTAGGTTAATATTTTGTTGATACAAAATAGTAGCTCTAACTTCACCAGCATTGGTAGCACCAGTACTAGTCCATGTTAGTTTTACATCTGATGTTCCAACGTCAGCCCAAGCTAATGCGCCACCAGCTTCAGTAGTTGGATAACATCTTCCAGCTCCAGAACCTGTTGTAATTGAATAATCATTTATGAAAGTTTTATTTCCACCAACTGTNTCACCAATACTAAATACACATGTAGCATTGCCCATTGCTGTAGGCTTATCAAGTACTATGTCTACTATTTGTGAATTAGCTGGTATAACAACAGTCGTATCATTAGCCGCTGATGCGCCACTTGAAAGAGCTGTTCCAGTTGAAAAAGTTTGAGCCATTACTACTTGCCCAATATTTTTTACGTTAGTACCTAAGTCAGTACCAGTNGTNTGTTGATATAGGTCCCGCTTTAATNGGTCCCGAAAAAGTTGTTGTTCCCATTGTCTTACTCCTTGTTTTTCTGTCTGCTTACGCAGTCAATAGGTTTATGTTAATCTAATGCAAGGGGGCATATTTCATCCCCCTCACATTTAAAGCCTTAGGCTGGATTAGATCCGTATACACCTCTCCAGTCAGAGAAGCCAAATACATATCTCTCACGAGATTTATATCTTACGTTTCCAGTCTCAAAGTCACCTTCCATCTTAGTTTCGATTGGAGTTCTAGTGAAGTGCTTCATACCGTTAGGAACGTCAGTTCTTAACCACCAATATTTACTGTTAGTAAATCTGTGGTTAACATGATATCCACCAGCTATCATACCTTTAGATACGATTGCGTTGACATCATTGTCTGCAGTTCCAACTCTGTATGGAGACGCCATTAGTCTCTCCGCCACGAATACCAATTGTCTTGGAATGTGTAGAGTTCTAGCCTGAGCTGCGATTGGAATCGACTTGTCATCAGTATATCCAGCAACATCAATTAAAGCTTGTTCCAGAGAAGTCTCTGAAAGCTCTGCTTGAGTTGTAGGAGTGTTTGATCCAGTTGAACCATCTTGTAATGGGTGAGCATTACTTACTAATGCAACACCGTCACCACCAGCATACACACCAGCTGTAAAGCTATTGTTGTATACCGCAGCACCTTTTGTTTGTTTAGCAGCAGCCATTGATCTAGCTAATGCTTTTGTTAATCTAGTTGATAACTTGTCGTATAAGTTATCTTCCATCGCTTCTTCAGTAATTGAGAAAGCCATAGCAACAGTTTCGTTTGTGTAGCGAGCTACCCAACCTTCACCTGTTTGTGCGTAATTTACGCCTTGACCTTCAAACTTAGTTGAAGCTTCTCCAAAGCCTGGGAAAAGAACTTCCTCTTCAAAGGCTCTGTTTGATTTTTCGTTCTCAAAGAGTACGGCTGCTTCATCTTCGTAACGTTTATATTCCGTTCCAAAGATAGCATGTAAACCCGGTACTAATTCTTTGAGTAACTGACCTCTAGTTATAGCCATAGTATTTTACTCCTTTAAATTAAGCAGTCGGGAAGTTGCCGTCATAGACACCCCAAGAATGCGTGTTAATTTTAACAAGTACGTCCATTGTATTTCCTACAGTAGTATAACTCAAATCATCCTCAGCAGATCCTAAGATCTGGAAAGGGTATGCTTTTTGTGTAGCATTTTGAGTATTACTTGCAGTAGAAGAGTCCAATGAAGAACCTGCTTTAAATGTCGTAGCTGATCCAGTNCCAGTTAAGTTCTGTGCCACTGCTCCTACGTCAGCAGATGTTAATGNGCTNNCAGCTTGATCTGCTTGCATTTTGAAGATCGTTGAAGGATCGTCATAAACATATGCTTTGAATTGAGCTTTTGCCACAGTACTTGCAGGAATAGATCTTACGAATTTTACGTCGCCTGAACTGTTGTCTTGATATTCTGCGCCCCAGAAAACACCGACAATTGCGCCCAAATCTCCTGAGCCAATGTCTTGTACTAATAGACCACTAGATAAAGAACAAGTATCACCTTCAAAATATGCAGAAGGTGCAGTTGCAGCGATGCGATACCCGTTACCATCAACCCAGTTGTTAAGACGAATTGTCCCACCATTTGATTGACGTACAGGTGATAATCCATAAGCCATAATAATCTCCTTATTACTTATGCACTAAGTTCGATTAAATGACTAACGCGGTGTTAATCTTCAAACTTAGCGTTTTTTGCCGCTGAACCTCTTGTTACAGAGGTGGTAGATTCATCTACCACAGGCATGCTTGAGTGAGAAGCGCTTTTTAAATCTTGCCCATATGCTTGGGCCGCTTTCTTCGTTTGATCTTCGTAGTACTCTCTTTTCTCTGACATATAGTCTGAATCCATTTTCATCAAAACTAAATCGCCAGATCGAACAGCACCTGCGTGTTTGCCTGCCGACATAACGTCAGCTATATAGTCTTTACCTAATTCCTCAGGTTTAACTAGCTCATAGCCTTCGCGTAGTCTTTCGTGAACATTGGCATCATCTGGTTGATTTAACAACTCATGTCTCACCCAAAGATACTCAGTACCTTCTGGTGCAGGAGGTGTCTTCAATTTTGAAGGTGCCTCAAATGTTCTTTTTCGAGTTGCCGAAGCTCTAGTTTTACGGCTTGTTTTAGTTGCTTGTGTCATATTAGCTCCCCGCCTCAGTTTGGCGCAATTTTTGTCGCGCATATTCATCGTAGGAAACATTAAGACGATCAGCCATTTCTATTTCAGATTTGGATAATCGAACTTTTCTTTTTCCCGTGGTGGAGCGCGTTCCACCGACAACTGTAGGAATCTTCCTAGCAGTTCTTTTTCTCATTTCAGGAAACTCTGCCATTAATCTAGCATCAAGTTCACTGTAATATTCTTCCG